AACACGTTTGACCACATATAAATCATTCTGGTATATTAATTTGTCTTCCTCATTATTGTCCTTGTCTTTAAAACGTAAGTAAACACCTCCATTTGCCCCTCGAAAATACGGCTCTGGGTATAGAGGTATGTCTTTTGACGCAGGTGCTTTCTTAATGCTTTTACCTAAACTTATAGGTGAAGTGATATTACCCCAATGCGTACAGGTAGAACATGGTTCAGGATCTTCTTCCGCAAACTTAGCGCACGTGTAAGGACCCTTTATAAGCTCAACCTTATCTTCTGTTAAGTTCTCACTGTACTCTGTGTGCCTGTTAGACATCTTATGCACAGCTTTCTCCGCATCATTACAAAACTTAGCTATGGATAGCCCTGCTCTCCACAAAGGCTCGCTTATATCTTGTTGGTTCTCTATTATATTCTTTAGCTGATCGCACCCTGCACCCTTACTAGTCTTTACTAGGATGTTCTTAAAACTATTCTCTGAGTTTTCTATCAACGCACGTTTTAAAGCGTTCTCTTCGTTATCTACTTTGGTTGGTATACTGATGCCCTCTGCACCTATAAGTCTAGAAAACTCGTCAAACTCTACCTCACGGAACTCACCTGTACCAAAAAACATGACGGGCTTTTGTGTGCCACGTTTATGGTTATGTGTCTCAGGTACTCTGAGTACCCGCGCAGCGTCCGCAGTTACACCATTGTCTGCTGACAAGTTATGACGTATACATGCATCTTTCAGCGCCTGCGCTACAGGTAGCCATTCAGCATAAGACACACTATCGTTAAGAACCCAGTATACATGTATCCCATACCCAGAGTTAATTAACATAGGTCGAGGTAATCCTGTTGCTTTTACAAACCTTTTTAAATCGTGAAAAGCTGTATTCTGGTCAGGGTATTCTTTACCTACACCGCAATCTAGATCTAAGTAAAAAGAACTTAAACTCTTTACATTTGTTACCCGTCTGTCTTTATTTGTTTCGAATGTGGCTAAACCAAAGTATGCATTTATACCTTGAGCATCTAACTCGTTAGCCCTGCTTATTACATCGTCTATAGTTGCATGGAAGCTCTGTACTTTCTTGTCACCAAGACCTAATACAGAATAATACCCATCACCTAAAACTCTCTCTAAAAATTTTTTTGTTTCCATTTTTCCCACCTTGTGTCAAAGACACCACGACAGGGCATGACACATTACCCGTTCGGTACAGACCTAGTCGTGGTGTAGTTCTATTAATCGTCCCAATCGTCAACGATAGAACTCAAGTCGTCATCAGCATCCTTGGTGGGAGGGGAGGGCTTTTTAACGACCTTCTTTGGTTCTGCCACCGCGTCTTCTTCAAAAGGATTCTCTTCATTAGCATATACAAATCCATCAGTAGCTTCAAAAGGATTCTTATCCTCCATCGGCACGTACTTAATGACTTGCACCGCCTTGAGACGCAGTGAAACATTCTGCTTGCCACCCATGTCATATGGAACAAACTGCACAGCTACATTAACTGTGCTACCTGTGGTCAACAAGAAATCTGTTGGTAGCCTGTTACCCTTGGCATCAACCTGTATAGGCTTATTAGTCGGTTCGTTCTTGTACATACCTTTAAGAGTTGCCTTGTGGGTAAACATGCCATCATCGTCTTTGACAAACTTACGCTCCAACTTGTCCGCCCACTTCTCTTTCTTGTTGGCTTGGTAACATTCTGCCATAGCGGTGAACAATCCCTTTGCAGTAGCGTTATCCATACGAAACTGTATAGAATATTCTGCGTTTTGAGCGTTAGGCTCACAAGTAACAGACCGACCTTCATTACTATCAAAGTGGTATGTTCTGTTTATTTTAGGCCATAGAGCCTCTACGTTTTTTATAATATATTGTTCCAATTTTATCTCTCCTTCTTCTTATATTATAAGTCTTCGTCTAAGTCTTCTAGTAGGTCTCCACCTACTGTTTCTGCACTACGTTTACTAGATACTTTGGTCAGTGCCGTGGTAACGTCGCCAACACGAAACCTGTAAGTTTTACCTATCTTTACGTAGGTATCTTCTGGTATGTGTTTTTGTCTCACCCAAGCACGGACAGTCGATACGGACACACTAAAATGTTTAGCTATATCGTCTATTGATACAAAAGGTTCGTTCATTTTTTCCTCACAGAAATTGTTGTTTCTTCTTCAATCTCTAAACCCTCTGGCTTAAGTTCAGGATTTTCTTCTAAGAACTCTCTCATGTTCGCCTGATTGATACGTTTGTCTAGTAACTGCGGTGCGTTCTCTTCCACAATAAGTTTGTGTATCGCATCCCATTCACTAACCCAGTATTTCTTTTTAGTCGAACGAAAAAATAAGCCTTCAGAAGTTCTTACGCTTTCTACATTGTGTGCTTCACAATGATCTAGCATTGCCTGTTTAAGTCTATCTATCTTTCGTATAAGTTCTCCGTCTTGTTCTTTGAACTTAGCCGATAACATAGATCGTTCTGCTCTTATACGTAGGTACGCTTTTGCCAGTCTGTCAGGTGTAACTTTACCACCCATATCTCTCTCCTTTTATTATTATGTAATTACATATAATATTAAAAAGTATCTTAGTCAAGTACTTCTTTGTAAAGTTCTACAAACTTTGCGTGTACGTTTATTTTTCTATCTAGTAGTCTGTAGACGTGTTTTTCTGCGTCAGAGCCTTGCAGTTGCACAACCGTGCATTTGTGTGTTTGTCCAGACCTATGCACACGTGCGTTCGCTTGGTCATAGGTTTCCAACGAACTTGTAGGTCCCCACCACACAACTGTGTTAGCTCGTGTTAACGTAACACCGTGTGATGCTGCTTGTGGCTGTATCACCAATACTTGTGGGTCAACATTTTCTTGAAACTTCTTAAATATGCTAGTCCTTCTATGCGCAGGGACATCTCCTCTTATAACTTCTGTTGTTATACCTTCGGAACGTAACTTATCTGTAAGTATGTCTATCGCGTGTCTAAATGGTACAAACACAAGAACTTTTTGGCTTGCCTCGTCTATCACCTCACGTAACACTTGGTATCGGTTCTTAATATCAAACTCTAATACATCTCCTTCGTCTGTATATATAGCTCCTGCTGATATTTGTAGTAACTTGTTAAGGGTCACAGCTGCATTTATGGCGGTTATCTCTTCTCCTGTGATTTGTAACACTAGTTTTGTTTTAAGTTCTTTATAATATTTCTTTTGTTGTGCCGTTAGTTCTACTTGTCTCTTTGTGTACACCATAGGTGGTAGGTCTAAGCATTCATCTTTGGTAAAACGTATAGCAGGTTGTAAAGCTCTAAATACTATATCCGTAGCATTAGGGCGTATCTTCCATGTAAACTGAGATACTTTTATCATAACCATGTCTTTAAAAGCACCAAAAAATCTAGGGACTTGATTAGGACTAACAAGCTTTGCCAACCCGTATGCGTCTGTAGGGTTCTGCGCAGCGGGTGTACCTGTCATCATCCACAGCCACGTGTTATCGTGTACTAACTGACGTAGTAGTTTCCAGC